TCCCATACTAACTAATCCACCTAGCCCTATTAATAAGGGACCAGCTATAGCAGCAATGCCACCTAATGCAAGGACTGTGTTCTGTGCTGCTGGTGGCATTCTTTCAAAAGTACTTGCTACTGTTGAAATGGTGCTTTCTACTTTAGGTAAAACACGTTCAGCTACATTTAATAAGGAGTTGCCTAATGGTATAAGAGCATCTAATGTTTCGCGTAAGGCTTTTTTCGCTCGAACACTAAATGTTTCTTCATATTTTTTAGCAGCCTCATCCATAGTGCCATTAACGCCTTTTAATTTACCGTCAATTCCACCTAAAGAGTACATAGCTTTAGATTCAAGGTCTTCCCATTTCGTACCGTACAAGCCTACCCCAATCTGATTTGCTTTTGTTTGATCATCCATATTCTTTAATTCAGCAATAACAGCATTATGAAATTCTTTGACAGTAGCACCGCCAGTTAAATAGCTTTTCCAAACTTTATTAGTATCATCTGATAAAAGCGCCATAGCGTCTGACGTTGCTTTTGATCCGTCTTTTGCTCTGATCTGGAATTCTTTCATAGCATCATTGATGTAATCAAGGTTGTATACGCCTGCTTTACTTCCATTTATGAGAAGTTGAAAATATTCCTCTGCAGAAAATCCCATTTTTCCGAACAAAGGACCATATTCACTTAAATTGTCAAACATTTCATTAGAGAAGTTAAGTCCATTTTGAGCACCATATGCCATTAGATCATAAGCTTCTTTAGATTTAATGCCGAAGGTTTCCATGATATTTCCACCAGCTCGAGTAACTTCATTTACGTCAGCTTCCCACACATCAGCTAGTAGAAGAGAATCTTTTGTTACTTTTTTTAATTCTCCATCACTTAAATTTTTGATGTTCTGTTTTACTTGCTGGATACCTTTTGAAGCTTCAGCCATATCAGCACCAAAACCGTCTTTCCATACACCTTTGGCAGTTTCACCTAGAACTTTAGCCTGTTTATCAGTAGCACCTAATTGAATAGATAAACGAGCACTTGCACTTTCCACATCACTGGCTAGTTTCCCTAATCCTATTCCAGTAGCAGCAACTGTAGTTGTAAGGCCTGCTGTTAAGCCACCACCTACATCTTTCATTTTTTGGGCTGCTGCACCTAATCTTTCACTTCCATCTTCCACAGTACGACCAAAGATTTTCCATTTACCTGTTTGATCATCAATTTTATGATTTAAATCTTCAAGAGTACTACCCGTTTTTCGCATAGCTGAAATAGCTTCATTGTATTTGATGAGAGCATCCTTTGTTTCTCGAGCATCTTCACCTTTTGCCTTTGCAATCTCTTCATAACGTACTTTTAACTGTTTAACAGCTTGCTCTTGTAAGTCAAAAACACGTTGCAAATGTTGTGATTGTGCGTATAGATGCTCGCTTTCTTCTCCCATTTTAACCATGCTTGCTGTAGTTGATTTAAATTCACTTTCAGCTACCTTTAAATCTTGTGCAATAGTAGATAAAGCTTTATCAACTTCTTTGCTAGTCCGATTAAAAGCACTGCCCTGTTCAGTGATTTTAGTATTAACACTTTGCAAAGCAAGCTCTGTCTTACGCATTTCAGCAACCGTTTTGTTATAACGGATGAGCATATTTTCCGTTTCTTTAGCTTCTACGCCTTTTGTACGAGCTAACTCCTCATAGCGACGCTTCATTTCATTAACTTTTACTTGTTGGAGTTGGAATTTTTGCGTTAGGTGGTCAGATGTTTTAGAGAGGTTTTCAATGCTATTATCATATTTATCTACACCAACCTGTGCTGCTTTAAAATCAGATTCAAGCATTTTCATTCGTCTATTCACAGTTTGAATGTTTTTGGAAAAATCACTTGAATCTAATTGTAAATTGACTTTCAGTTTCCCTACTTCTCCATCACTCATAGCCATTTATGACTCCACCTCCTTGCTACCAGATCTGGTTGATGTATACTTTTTTCGACTTATTTTCTTCTCTGATTAATTCAAGGAAATAATGAATATCTAAAGCATCAATTTCATGTGGCTTATAGCCTTCTTTCATCAAATTTCTATACAGATTCTTGATGTTCTGCAGTATCTCCTGAGGGTGTGGCAGGTGTACCTTCGCTTTCTTTTTTCAAATCTTCTTCAGTAGGATTGATCTTGACCCCTTTTACTGTAAGTACAAATTCAAAAATCTTTTCCGGTAATGTAAATGTACTTAACCCAGCCCAAACTTCATCAATAGTAAATTGATTTTCAAAAGCTTCGACCATTAGAGCAATAACTTTATCCATTTGTTCAATAGTAGGCTCTTCATTCAATACATTAAATTCTTGTTCAAGCTCATAATATTTACGGAATACAAGAGCAGGAATGAAAGCATTTTCGAACATTTTAGTAACTTTCTTTTCGCCTTCTTTTAAACGCAATTCAATTTTCATTTATAATTACTCCCCTCATATAAAAAAAGACGAGCCGAAGCCCGTCCTTATCTTATTTATTAAACTGTTGGTGTTGTTAAATCAGCAATATCTACAACTTCATTAAACCAAGTATCTACTAAACCATCCGGTAATTCTTCGTTATTAGTATCTGCTTCAATATCTGACACTCCATCAAAATCACGACTTGCAAACTTGCCAGTAATTGTACGTGTTTGGAATTCTACAGATTCACCTTTTGAAGCAAATTCTTGACCAGGAACTTGGAATTTACCTTTATATAACCACACTAATTTATCGCTATTATCATCATTTTCACTTCTAAAACCAACTGCAACATAAGGCGCTTTGTCAGTTTTTTTACGGATTAAAACCCCATTACGCAGTTCATGACCTAGCACTTCAGCTTGTACAGGTAATGGAATTTTTGTAGTTCCTAATTCTAATTCTGTATCCCCAGTGCTTGTTGCTACTGCTTTTACTCCGTTATCTGCATATAAAGATGTAGAAGAAGAGTTACGGTTTACATTTGAACTCATTGCTGGAGCAAACGATTTTACTGGACCTGCTGTATAACCTGTTTCATCGTCTTTTGTTACTAATGCGTAAACTAATTTATCTAAGCCAATTTGAGCCATTTAATACTCCTCCTAATTTTAAACATAATAAAAACGAAGTGCCTTGTGATAGACCTTCGTTTCATTTTCATATAAATCAACTGCACTGCGCCTTTTAAAGCCAGCGTCAATTAATGCTTTTTTTACTTGATCCACTAAGCCAGTGTATAAACTACCATCCTTCGTCCACACATCTACTTGGATATAATAGCCTGTACGTTTTTCTTCATTATCAGCATCTAAAGCTGAGCCTTCTCCATACTCAAAAAAAGTGATGTATGTGGAAGAATCACCTGAATAATTCACAGGGTAGACAGGATGTTTTAATGGTCTTAATGCATCCATAATGATTTTATTTATGCTCACAGGCGTGCCAACTCCTTACGGATAACATCACCCATGACACGTTGAATCTTATCTTTAACAGCTAAATAAGCAGGTTCTACAAATGGATTTGCAGACATTGTACTGGCGCCAAACTCATGGAACCAAGCATAGAAAAAGTCTTTATGTGGACCAATGTCAATATTTCCGTTAATTACTTCTGAAATAATAATGCTATCGGCTAAATGCTTTTTGTTAAAAGTAGAACGTGGTGCTCTACGTTCAATCTCAGCACGCAATATCTCAGCACCGGCTTTTAATGCCTTCTCGGCAATACGCTCTCCAACTTTATCTAGCTGTTTAAGATAGTTTTTTAACTCTGGCATACCACTTAAGTCAAGGCCCATTGTTAACCCTCACCTTCGTACGCTTTACAGATTACTTCCACAATCTCGCCTCTGTCATAAGTGCGAACAACCTCATAACGTTTAGATTCATAATCTATATGATCCTGTGAATTATAATCTATAGAACGTATTTCAAACATAACTTCTAAAGCTTCACCGGTTTGAGCAGCTAAATAGAATTCGCTGCTTCTTACACTTTTTTTATTAGCAAATACTTCTGTTTTATCATCTGGAGAACCAGGTTTTTCATAACCATTTTCATCTTGTCCTGCTTTGTTAATCACAACTAATTCAATAACATCACTAAACCGCATTATAATCACCCGACAAACTTAAAGCTCTTTTTTGTGAAATGAAGGATTCTGCAAACTTCTCATAGTCTGGGTTATCAAATCCAAAATTAGCTTTGACATAAGTAATTAAAGCCCTCTTGATTAGTGGATCATCATCTTTTTTTGCTATTTCAGAGGAAATCCCCGCCTGGATAAGTTCAAGACGGGCTGCTTCAAGGAGGTCAGTTATTTCAGTGTCAAAAGTATTGCTCTTCATGCGTATAGCTAACTTTGCATCATCGAGCAACATGGTTATTCACCTGTTTTCATGGCGGCAAGTGCTTCCTCTTTACCTTGAATCTTTTGTCCATCAGGAAGCTCATACCATCCACCTCCAGTATGTTTTGGATATTCATTTTCATCAGCTACTGCTTCCTCGTTTTCAAGAAAACCTTTATCAACTAAAAAAGCGATTCGTTCAGCATCGTTGTGCGTGTACGAATCGCCCTTTCTATAAACTTTTTTACTCTCTTTGTCTCGGAAATTATTAATTACTTTACGTTCCATTTCTCATCAGCTCCCTTTAAAATTTGTATTAAACTGTTGGAGTACCTGCTTGAAGAATAACAAATGCTTTGCTATCCAAAACATCTCCGTCCACAATTGCATATCCCATGTAGTCAGTTAAACGCTCACGAACATGATCTTCACGGTACATAGTAATATCTTCATTGATATTTGCTACATAACCTGCTGATACGTTAGCGATTAAGAATTCACCTTCTGGAATAGCTGCATCTGGTTTAATAGAACGACCTAAGATACGACCTACTCCACCTGATTGAACATCTGTAATAAACATTGGACGACCTTGGCCATCCACAATATTAGCAAGAATGTTCCAGATAGATGAGTTGCTAGCATAAATTGTTGCACCATTAACGTATGATGAATGGATAGCTGCCATAACACCTGTAAGAGTTTTAAACTCTACGCCTTTTGTTTCATCATACTCAAGGATTTGTGGTGTATCAGCTTCTGCTGTAAGAACTGTTTTAATTCCGCGTGGCTCAGGTTTAAATGTATCACCTGTACCTGGTTTTCCTTTACCTTCATAAACAGCTTTAGATAAAGAAATACCCATGCGGTCACCAATTTCACGGATAATATATGCTTCGAATTCAGCAAGAGCCATTTTCTTAAGCTTCCAAGTTACTTGAATAGCTTTCGCTAGTTCGCAGCCTGTTAAATCCAATTGACCGAATCCTAATTTGTCAGTATCAACTGTTTGATCCTCAGTATACCAACGAGCATCCACAGAATTACCATCTGATTTAAGCATAGATAAGTTTCCTGGCACACGGAACTTGCGAACATCTGCCCATAATGGATATTGCTCTTCAGCACGCTTCCAGATACCTGCAGCGATTGTTTTTGGAATAAGGATTTGACTGTTTTCAGTAGTGTGTGTGAAAGCACGATATTCATCATTAACTTTATTGAAAGTATCACGCTCTTCTGATGTTAATGTTTGGCCCATCATTTCTTTTGCCCATAAAGAACGGTATTCTTCAGTATCAATAGCATCATTCCAGTACATGCTACGAATTTCAGCTTTTGGCTGCTCCTGCTCCTTTGGCTTTGGAATTTCACGGCCTTCAATTTCTTCAGCATTAATTTTTTCAGCCATTTCACGACGTTCTTGAATTTTTTTCTCTTCTTCTTGAAGCCCGCGAAGCTCTTCTTGGATTTCCTCTACGTTAATGTCCTCATCGCCTTGAAGCAATGTTCTAATTTCTTGTTTACGTGCTAAAATTTCTTTTAATCGTTTGTTCATGGTATTCCCTCCAAAGTTTATTATAGGTATGTTTGTAAAATTAATTTTTTTCGTAATTCTTGATTCTCATGAACCTTCTTTTGTTCTAAATATGATTTATAAGGATCTTCACTTCTAGCAGATACTTGTGAGTCAGGATAAGCTGGGAACCCTACAGGACTAATTTCAAATAAATCAGCTTGTGAAATGGTACGAACAACATTGTCCGGGTCCGACTCGTCCCACTCCTGCTTACGCATTCGGAAACCGAAGCTTACACCGTCCACATCACCGCGCTTAATTGTTTCATAAGCATCGTTACCTAGAGTAGTATTAGGTAAGTCCAGTTCAAAACGAAGACCAATATCATCTTCATAAAGACGAAGGGTGCCGTTTTTAGTACGTCCTAATACTTTTGAAGTATCATGTGACCACAAAGCTCGCTGATCTTCATTAGTTAAAGAGTCTGTGAAAGCACCTTTTTTAAATTGCTCTTTAAATCTTAGAAAATAGCCCATTGATTGGGATTTCATTTCCCATTTGACTGCATAGCCTTCAATAGTTCTTACACCTTCTTCAGATTCACGAATCTCAATATTAGAATGTGGTAACTCACGTTTCTCCGTCACCGGAACCTTTGCCTTCATTGGTTTTTCCACTTTTCTCACCTCCTTCAGATGACTTGCCTTTTTCACCTAACTGATACTGATCTGCTTTTGCTGCATTCACTACATTTAATGTTTGAATAAACTCTTCTCCATTCTCTATAGGAGAAAGGTTAAATATTTCACGCGCTTCATTTTTAGAAAGAATACCTAAAGGAGCGATATCCCGAATCATGTTTACCTTTGTAGTGTTGGAAGCGTATTGTAGACGATTAGCTTCGAATACAATTTCGTTCCCATGGCCACGTTCACGATCTGTAAAAAGTTTTGAAGAAAATTCTAGGCTTAATTGAATAGCAAGAGGTTCAATAACATTTTCATAAAAGGCATTCCACTGATCTTCCGTGTAGTCACTCATGATAATGTTTTTATTGACCCCGAAATACTTATAAACCTTTTCTTCAATGACACCCATTTGCTTGTCATCAACCATTTTAGGATCATTTTTCAATTCAATATAATCTGCTTTGGCATCAAGAGCAGCAATACCCCCATTGTTTGAAACGTCCATATAATCATTAACAAACTCATCGCGTTGCTTTCTAAGGTCTTCAGTCTTTAACATTGAATTTGTAAATTTAATTAATCCACGCAAAAAAGCTGACGATTTAACAGCGTTCTTAATCCCTTCGTCGGTTGTATGAATCATATCAAGTGTGGGCATTAAAGCTTTTGCGTTACTTTCACCAAACATGTCATTGCCATTATAAAATCTTCGTAAATGGATGAAATCAGAATAAGGAGCTGTAAGCCTTTTTCCATTTAAGAATTGAAATTTAACAAATATCTCATCTTCAACTTCAACTAATTCCATGCTAGACATATCTACTGGATAAAAGCCTGAAGGTTCACCTGTAATAGAGTCCCAACGAATATATATAAAGCAATTGTTTTTTCCATATAGTTGAGTAACAACCTTATAGAAAAAATCATAAGCATTCATAAATTCATTTGGGCGAACTGTAAGTAATTTTTCAATGTTTCCATTCACATGCTGAACATCGTTGTTTAATCGACGAATATGTTTTGCCTTTAACTTGGCAGCATTGGAGGCTATAACATGGATAGCACTACGCACGATATCAGAATCATAAGGATCTTCCCCAACTGTGGTAAAGACAGGCATATAACCATTCATAAACTTGAATTGTGTCTCATTCTTTAATTGTTTAGGCTCTTTGCCGAAAATCTTATCCCAAATAGATCTCTTTCGAACTCGCATTCATTCACCTCCCTCTAAAGACATTAAAAATAGACCCTCTTATGAGCGCCTCAGATCATATTTCTATAGTCCGAGTAATTTTTTTGGAACAAAACATAAGCGATAATTAAGCTAACGGCTCCATCAATCCTCATCTTTTGACTTAACCCTTTTACAGGCCTGATATTTTCATTGTCATCTGTCTTAATAGATGTGTTAGATAAACACCATTTAAGTACAGGGTTATTGTTATAATTTACTTCATTTCCTTTTAATGCAGCTGCTAATAATTTCATTGGCTGAGACATGGTTTTAGCTCCCTGTCTTACCTCTTCCATTTCAAAACCTGCACTCATCATTTCATTAGTCCAATATTGAGAATTCCAACTATCATAGCCTAGCCACAAAGGTCTGATGTCATATTCATTAATCATTTCTACATACCAAGCCGTTACCCGTGAATAATCTACTTTATGTCCTGATGTAGCTTCCACATATCCTTTTTCAATCCATATATCATAAGGTATCTTATCCTCATGTATTTTCTTCTCAACAAGTTCTTCAGGAATAAAGTATTTTTGAAGAACATATATCATTTCGCTTTCAGGTTTTTGTACGATTAAAGTTGCACACGTTAAATCTGTAGTACTACTTAAATCGGTTCCTGCTACAGCGTAACAACCTCTTAACTCTTCGACATCAAAAGTGAGATCATTGACTATATCTCCGAAAGATAGCCATGCTTCTAAAGAAGTCTCTGGAATGTTAAAATCCTTCGTCAATAAATTTTTAACTAAAGCTGAATTTGCTTTAGCCTTATTCACCTTCGTTTCAAGGTTATCTTCTTTTTTTATGGTTCCTAGACCTGGATTTGCTTTTTTCCATTTAGAAGAATCTGTCCATTCATCACGACTATCAAGTTCATATATAATTGGCAAGAAACGATCATCTTTATAACCTTCTGGATCATCAAATCCATTTAAAAGCATAACGGCTTCATCATACTTCATATCGTATACGGATTCTCGGACAGTGCCGGCCGTCGTGATCATGAGAATGAGGGGCTGTTCCCGTGCAGATGTGCCGTCCACAATAACATCATATAAATTCTTATCTTTCCATGCGTGAATTTCATCAAGTGAGGCACCATGAACATTTAGTCCATCTAATGTATCGCTATCACTACCTACTGGCTTAAAAACACTGTCATTAAAATCTGCATTAAGCTCTTTTACTAATGTTTTAATACGATTAGAAAGAACAGGGGATTTCTTAACCATTCGTTTAGATTCTTGCCAAACAATTTTTGCCTGCTGCTCTTTTGTGGCCACTGCATAAACTTCAGCTCCACCTTCACCATCAGCAACCATGAGATATAAACAAATTCCTGATGATAAAGTAGACTTACCATTTTTACGAGCTACTATAAGAAGGGCTTCACGATATTTACGAGTGCCATCTATCTTGTGAACAAAGCCAAATAAAGCAGCAATAAAAGCCTTTTGCCATAGCTCCAACTCTATAGGCTTTCCAGCCCATTTTCCCTTGGAATGTTTGCAAAAGCGCTCTATAAATTCAATTGCATGATTAGCACGCTTAGCATCATATTCATATTCAGAATCTTGATCATATACATCAGCTGCTAATTTTTTATAAATCCGTCTAACTTTATCCCCGACAACCTCCTGCCCCGACTCAATTCTAGCCCAGTACTCTAATATCGGGTTGTAGGCTATCGGATACTTTTTCATCGACCTGCCACGAAGGCATCAAAACCGTCATTGCCTTCCTTACCATCAGCAACTTCTTTAGGTAACAAATCTGTTAGCTGCTTAACAACTTGAACATGATTTTTAATCATCGTATTGTAGACTTCCACAGCTGAAGATTTTTTTACTCCAAATTGATTAGCGCCATTTTTATATTTTTCAGTTACACCTTTTTCATTAATTTCTTTTTGCAAATCTTCAAGGGTAACAGACATAAAAGCAGCATTTTGAATGAGTGAAATAACAGCGTTCTTTTTCTTGTCATCTATATTTTCCAATAAACCATTTAATCTAGCGATTTCTTGCTTTATACGTTCATTTTTTTCTAACTCAACAGTTTCACTCATAAAAATCACTTCCTTTCACCCTATTTTTGATACTACACCCCTCATGCGAGAGACCCGTGCGTTATTCGAAGGTACTCCATCGGTCTTAAAAGGCTTCATACGCGTTTTTAAAACGGGGGGATACTTTGGATTAATTATTCAGAAACTATTCTCTCAATCGAAACTGAGCCTCCAAAATTCTTATCTATGTGGTCTTGCATTGCTTTTTGTAATCCTTCATCATCCACAATCACTTTGAATTCATTTTTAGACATATTGGTGTATTTTCTTTGAATAAAATGAGAAATATTTTGTTCTTTTAATGTTTCAATTTGCCTTTTCATTGATTCATATTGTTTGATTGGCATTGTTACTGTTATGTCCATATCATTCGCTCCTCACTAAGTCTCCATTGCTATTGAACATCAAGCCATCACTAACTACATCACTTGAACCATGATGCTCTTTGTTATGACAGTCTTGGCATAGTAACTCTAACAGTTCATGGTTAAGTGCAATGCTAGGATCATGGATATTAGCTGGTGTTAAGTACACTGTATGATGGACTATCTTCCCTACTCCCTCACATCTCTCACACAGTCCATGTCGTAATAGAATGTAGGAAGCTCTACACTTTAACCAGGCTGATGACTTATAGAACTTCTTAGCGTAAGGCTTCATTCACCCTGAATCCTCCTGACACTTATCACAGTAGCTAACAATGTTTTGTTCTTCGATATGTTCAAGAGATGAACCAAATAAGAAGTATGCTGCATGTTTCCTCTTAGCTTCATTATCGATAGTGCTTAGATATGTTAATGCTTCAACCGGACATGCTTTAGGATTATGGCCAATGAACTTCTCAATCGAATCATTAAGCTTAGGACAATCAGCTGCTTTAATTCCATGTGGTTTAAATTTCCGCTTATATTTCCTTTTAACCTGAGCGGCTTTTAAATTAGCATGAGCTTTCTTAATTAACTTTACTGGCATTCTCCTTCATCCTCCTTTAAGTAATTAGTAGATAGCTTGTATGTATGCATAGTTCAAATGAGTAAGACGTTCAATGTATTCAATCATTGTTAATCGCTCCTTTTGAACAAATAAAAAAGGACACCGCATAGGCAGCATCCTTTATTCCTGAAATTATTTAATTATTCCCTTTGATTTTAACCACAAATCAAATAATGCAGTTCCTGTAGGTCCTAGCTTTTCAATAGCAGTCATCCATACAGCTGACTTGTTTTCTTCTTCTGCACCTTCTACTAGCTTAATAGCATCTAAAATCTCTGTTAATTGTTCTTTTATTTCTTGAATTTCCTTATCGTCTATTCTGTTAAAAGAATCAGCTAAAACTTTCAATTGATTCCCACTAAAATCTGTCTCTCCTACTTGACCAACATCAAATATGGTCGCATTCTGTCCTTCTCGAATGTTAAATTCATTATCAGTCGCCTTTATAAGGCCAGCGCGGTCTGCTTTAAAAAAAACAATAGAATCTTTTTCATTACTCATATCTCCACCTCCTCCGCCTAATAATACGACAATACATGACATTTATCCTCCTTATAAGTAAATATATTTACCTATAAATTTCTAATATTATCAATTTCAAAAGAGGAATAGTCTTATATAATGACGAATATTGTAAAAAAAGGAGGTGCTTAATATATGATTATGCGAAGTGTATCATCATCCAATTTAGTAGCAGTTGGATACGATGATTCAACCAACACGTTATTTATCGAATTTAAAAGTGGAACTTATAAATATTTCAACGTACCACAAAATGTTTATAGAAACCTTTTAAATGCAAGTTCGAAAGGACAATATCATGCAGCTTATATAAAAAATAATTATCGATATCAAAGAATTTAATTATACAAAAAAGATTCAGGTTTTTTATGATACTTGAATCTTTTTTCAAAAATAAAAAGTACTTTTATTTCCTCTTCATAGCTCCACCACGGCCACGTTTCAAAGTCTGCCTGTTTATTCCCATGACATCCTTCCAGTTAACCTTTTCTTTGCGCTTACCCATCTTTTCTAGGTGTCTTAATTGATCTGTGTTAAGATGATTTTTAATTTTCATTGCAATCACCTTCTTAATTAATTTTGAGCTTTCAGATTCGCCCGTATGACGTTTTAAATAGTTTTGAACATAAATACATTCAGACATAATAAAAGCGCCCCTACAACTCAGGAACGCTCTCTCTTTGATATTTTCTTGATAATATAAATTTACCATGTACTAAAGCAAGTACCACGACTTATTTTCGAGTTTTTTTCGATTTATTTTAGGAATGTTTTTGGATTATTTTTCCCGTT